TTGATACTTCTGAATCTGCTGTTCTTTTAAAATTAAATGATCCTTCTTTAATATTATCCTTTACTATTTCAAAAGGGTCACTTACATTTGGTGATACTGGAAGATCATCAAATAAATCAATATAAGTTGAAGTTTGATCCTTAACAGTAAATCTATATTCATTACCAGATATGGTTATTTTACCTCCATCACCAAACCAATATATATCTGGATAAGCCGAAAAATTAGCATACAATCTATTTACTGTGCTTGATCCTCCAGCTTGAAATTCTGCTTTTGTTCGATCAGAAAAATATGCTTCTGGTTCTTCATCTGCACTCTCGATAACAGGTTCAATTAAACCCTGTTTTAATCTAATAAGACCTCTGCATGTAATCATCATATCTGTGATAATATCAAAGGCCATTACCCTTGCATCAAAAACATTTGAATATCTAAATCGTGGTTCATTAACCGGAGAATCATCCCAATCAATAATCTGAACCAATTCATCACAATAATCTGATGCTATCTTCCAAGGGCTATCTGTGGTATCTGGATCACCATTAAAAAGAGATGTTTCTAAACCACACCCCCATCTTGTATTAGTTAAAAAAGCATAACAACATCGAATCGGATTACCATCTTCTTCTCCAGACTCTGTGTTAAATGCTTTTATCTCAGCAGAAATAGAAGGTAATTTTGAAAGTACAGAATCCGCAACATGCAAATCAATTACTGTATAAGCGGTATATTTAAGAGGGATAGCACCAATAGCTTTTCCATTTTGAAAAGAGGCTATTTTAGAATTAACTAATTGATCTGATGTTCCAAGATAAGAAGTAAAATCTACACTCCAACCATCTTCCAAATCTCCGACACGTTTATCATCTACCCAATAAACTCCGGTATAACTATCAACTGGCCCTTCACAATGACCTACTGCAAAGTCAGCATCCATTTCGGGAGTCCATTCTGGATTTTTTCTTGATCCTTCATTATCCATACCAGACTCTAATTCCCCAATCCAAATAACTCCACCATAAACTTTTACTTGACCAAAAGCTAAAGGTACTGGAGTAGATCTCACATAAGAATTTGCACCAAGGTCTCCCAAAGGAGGAGGATTAGGAGCAGAAGGAGGATCTATCCATAAACCAAGTTGACCACCAATTGCCATACCAATCATTGCACCTGGAAAACCACCGATAGCCCCACCGACAATTCCACCTGCAATCATCCCAACTGTTTGTCCAGTTGTTTGCCCCATTTAAAACTCCTTATAACGCATTACCCATGCTAATCTTTTACTATAATCTGGATATAAAGGATCAAAGTCTACTCTTTTATCTTTTGTACTATATCCACATCTGGCATGAATAAAATATTCTTGATTTATCATAATACCGCTATGGTGAGCAGGGTAATTTTTACCAAATAATTTAAATAAAGGTATATCAGCTTTATCTATTAATTCATTATAATATAGTGGTCTAAATCCTGCTGCAACTAAACCATTAAATAATCGTTCTTTTGCATTAGTACGTTTCCACCATGCAACAGAATACTCTTTTCCATCACCTTTAGGTAAATCAATACCTGCACGACTATAGGCCATATATAACAATCCAGCACAATCAATACCTAATGTCGATCTGCCGGAATGTCTAAATGGAGTTCCTATAAATTTACGTGCATTTTGAACAATTCTATTTTTAATTTCTTCTGACATTTTAATTATATTATTGGTTCTTTAGGAACCCAGGGGTATCCACCATACTCACTATAATTACTAAAATCATCTTCACAGGTTTGATAATTTTTAGCACACAATTTTACTATATCTACATTAACACCACTTGAAATCACATCATCAAATGGTATTCTCACGACAACTGTTCCCGTAGTATTAGATAAAACAGGTCTAACTTGTCCTATCAAAGCACCACTTTTTATTTTAACATACCCAGGAACAAAATAATTTGCTGCCTGTCCATGAGAACAGGTTAAAGTAACTCCATCTGACTGAGCAGACAAATTAACATTACTGATAAAATCAAGAAGTTCCAAACCACAAGTAGCACTATTACCAAAAGTCCAATTACAACCAGATTGATAAATTCTTTTTGGATATTGTTGATCGAGATAAGGAAAAGGTTTAACTGATAAAGTTATCCAATGTTCATCTCCTTTAGGTTCATCTGTAAATCCTTTATATAAAAGTATCTCAGCACCAACCTCCCAATATCCACCAGCAAAATTCCAAGAAATAAAAACAAGATAAATACTAACAGGTATATTATTATAACTACCCGACATTATCGCATTTTTAAATGTAAGATCAACATGATCCAATCCAATTTCCAATTCATTTAATATCGTACCTTCTTCAGATCTAATTGGATTTCGTTTTATAGCCAAAGCAGTATAACCTCCTATATCCCTATTATTGGCTATAAAGCTTTGTGTTCCTGAATCAAGGCCAAATTTATATCCGGTCAAAGCAGTTACACCACTTTGAAATAAATATTTTAATTCACCAACATCAATAGCTTTTGACATTATAACCACTCCCTAAAAGTAATAACAAAATCCCAAATATTCGCAATTCCCTCTGGATTTTCGTAGTCCATTGATTCATATTGAACTTGATACTGCGTTCCATATCCGGTATTCCAAACAGTAGGCAACACATTCCAAGTAAAATTTGTCAATTCTCCTTGATTATCATTCCAATGTGCAACAATAATATCTTTCTCTGAATTTGTTCTTCCACGAACCTCAACAGACCATCTACGAATAGATTCAGTTGATTTCAAACGTGTCTTACGTTTCCATCCTTCAAAATCAGTCTGTAATACATTCCATTTTGGTGTATATGGTTTAATAGAATGAACTTCAAAACTAAAAGGATCACCTGCTCCCATAACTTACTCCTTAATAGGCGTTTTGAATACCTTTCCTAATAGGTTTATTTTGTTTTAAACTTTTAGTCATTTGACCCTGAATAACATCAGAATGACGCATTAAAAATTGTATACCAGACTGTGTATCAATAGCACTTAAATGAATTGGCATATTATAATGTACTTGATTTCTTGAACCTGTTTTTTGAAGTTTTTTCATTGGAGCAACAATTTCATTTTCTCCATATTTAGTTTTCTCACCAAAATTATATACTTCACCGGATCTTAAACCTTTTCCGACAATTGGTTCTGTAATAATACCACCTTCAGCCATAGCACCACCAACATATCCTCCTACTCCACCCCCCGATCCTGCTGCTGCTCCTGCAAATAAACTGCTCCACCAAGATGATCCTCCCCCACCTGCTGCTCCTGCTCCACCACCACTAAATAAACCAGAAATCCAATCACCAATACTTGAAAATCCAGATTTAATTTTTGATAACCAGCTTTCACTACTGGTTGCTGCTTCTTTTGTATTTGCTGCTATTTCATCAGATATATCTTTAAGATCCTGAGATGCCGACACTATACCTTTATCTGCAATCTCTCCTGTTGCTTTCATAATTCCGGCAGCACCCTCTCCTCCTCCTATTCCGGCAATGCCCATATTGGTAACATATACAGGAACTGGACTACCCGTAGATTTCAAAGTAGAAGTTTCCAATTTTGGAATACCAGGAACTTCCATCATATTTCCAGGCATCTTAACTACATAAACAGGTAAAGGTTTAGTTGCTGTAACCTCTTGCGCCCCTCCTTTACCTTTACCACCACCAAATAATCCTTTAAAACCAAAAATAGATCCTTCATCTCCCAACATAGATTGCAGATTATCAGTAATTGTTCTTTTAATAAGTACTTTCAAAGTATCTTGTAAAATTTGTTTTTGCAAAGCATCCAATGCTTCTGTTACTGAATCCACACCATCAATTATTTGAGATAAAGCATCAGTAAACCCATCAGCCCATTGATTAGATGCTTCAACTAAATCATTCCAAATGGGAAATTGTTTTTTCTTTAGTTCTCTTTCAGTTACTGCACTCAACTCCTCCATTTG